ATGAAAGTTTTTACTCTCGTCAAAATCGTCATAGTATGGACTGACATTGAAATCAGTTGTCAATGAATTCGTATTAGCAGTTGCCATTCAACTTATTCCTTAGAATTTAACGATGAGTTTTACATCTTCAATTTGGTCTGATGCACGAGAGATAGGACCACGGTTCTCTGTATATAGTACATCACCCGTATATGGTTTCAGACTACCAAGAGCAACACTGCTAACCGTAGCAGTTACACTTGATGTACCGCCTGTGATTGTTTCTGAAGCAGAGAATGTTCCATCTGTATCAATTACTCGAACAACACCAGCAGTGTTTGATGCATTTGTATTTGCAAAACTGACAAGTTTACCAGTTGCACCAGAAGTACCACCAGTAATCGTTTCGTCAAGAGTATAAGCACCTGAACTTGTTACGCCTGAAACAGTAATTTGAGTTGTTTGGTCAAATGATGTGCCAGTTGCAATTGAACCATTAGCAAGAAGTGGGTCACGAATAAGACCAATCGTGCGGAAGTCGTTTGTTGTCATAAACGTACCGGATTCATCACCATCAAGTTGAACATTGACAATGACATTATGACCAGCAAGTTCTTGAACTGGATCAGAACCATGACCGCCTGGAGGTGCAACATATGCAGTTGCAGTAGCACCAGAGCCATGAGAAGTGTTTGCAGTAATTGCAACCGTTGCTTCTGAATAACCAGCACCAACTGAAACCATATTGATATAGTTGACTGTGTTACCGTTTGCACCACCCGAAACAACGTTTGCATATGCAGTAGCACCAGTACCATCACCAGTAATCGTGACAGTAGGACCAACCGAATATGTTGAAGAAGTATTTGGAGTAATTGAAAGAGCACTACCAAGCGTAAGTACTTTTGTGCTACCAACATAGTTAGTGATATTACTAACTTGACCAGAACCAAGACCAGAAGCAATATACAAAGATGAACCTGTGTAGATATCATCAGTACCAGAAGCACCAGCGGCAAGTGTCATTGTTGTACTGTTTGCAACAGCAGCAAGGGTGCCTGTGTTTGTGAGATAATTATCACCAACAGCATTTACATCAATGATATTAATTGCGCCGTTAGCAGCAGCCGCTTGAACGTCCCATTGACCAGAACCATCATCAGCAGTAAGTGTTTTAACTGGTTGCCAGTTTGTCGATAAGAACTTCAATGCGTTTGCAGCATCAACAGTGTACATATACTTCCAATGATAACCATCAGCAGTAACGAGAGTTGATGTAGAAGTGCCAGTTGGCTCTACTGTTGAAGTTCCACCTTTGTTATTAAAAAGACATTTGTATACGTTATAAGAACTACTGATTACATAAAGACCATTTGCGCTTGCTGGTGTGTCGTGTAATGTAGCTGAAGTATTATCGTATTCACGATAGATTTTACCCGAAGTCCAGTTATAACGAGGAACAGCAAACGTTACATCAGATGTTTGCACTTTTTTAGCTGCAAGCATTTTCTTCCAACTGTTATAGTCAATCTCTTGAACGGAATCAGATGGAGTTGGTGGATCATTATCATCATCCCAAGCGGATACTCTTGCGATATAAAGATACATGTTCGTAGCAGCAGATTCACCAAACGCTTCTTGAAACTGTTCTGCATTATGAATTCGGAAATGACGTGTTACAATGCCTGGCATTTTTTCTCAATCCTTATGACTGAATAATTTATTTTATTTATTTATAATCTTAAACTGGGGTTCCAATGTAAAAAGAACCATTTGATAGAGTATTTCCAGCGTATGGAATCGTAATAGATACAGCAGTATTTGAGAATGTGCTCCCTGTATAATACAATCCATTCGCAGTAGAACCATAATTATCTATAATTCTAATAACAGTGTTACTATCAGGTATTTCAACTTGGAATACTGTATTATTGCCAACAATCAGTTGAGGTGTTCCAATAACGGATACCGCTACATTAGCATAAGTTAGAATTGCTTCTGATGCATATGTGTTGATTGTTGGGTCATTGTATATAAACAGATCACCTGTACCTGGAGAGAATGTAAATACATTTGTTTCAATGTCACCAAGTGTAGGTTCAACGAGTGATAGACGCTGAATTATTGGTGTTGTATTTGCTGCGGTATCAATATATGAATCCACAGAATCTGACACTGCTGTTGGAATATCAATTTCAATTTCAGAAATAACTTTAAGTGTTCTTGTATCATCTGTATCAATTGTTACAACAGGAGGTTCAACATCAGAGAATAATCTGATGCGACCAAACATCTTTGTACCAGCAGGATGAACAATTTCGTTGACAAGTTTACGATATGTGTTAGTGAACTGGTCCGAACGAATTTCATATGAATATTCTTGATAGTAGAAGTTATCTTGTAATCTATTGTTCCAACTCAACCAACCTTTAGTGTCAGTATATTTTCCTGGATAATTGATAACACCAGAAGTTACAGGATTCCCTTTAGCGTCTTGTGTACCAGAGCGTGTTGAATTAGCAACGGTAACTTCATCAAACTTACTGTAGTTTGTACCAAAAGTAGACACATTAACTGATGTGATTGCGCCTGGAGCATGGTCAGCACTAATTCTTGCATTCGCACCTTTAATACCACCGCTTCCATCTGGGATGTTAGCATTAAGAATATTTTGTTGAATTACAGATGCTGTTGGTAATGTTGCATAGCCATAACCATAGTTAGTAGTTGTAATCGAACTAATCGTTCCCACAGTATTATTAGCAAAAGATAATACAGATGATAAAACAGAAGATGAGTTTGCGCTTGCAAGATTTGCAGATACCGAAGAAGTATTTGCACCAGCAGAAACAAACGTTGGTCCTGTATTTAAAACAACATTTTGAAATGGCTCGATTGTATCTGTGTTTAATGCAATAACTTCTGTATTTGAAATTCCTGTAATAGCAAACGATGTTCCAAAACCACCATTGTCAGTAATTGTAATCGTTGCGTTGGCTGTATATCCAGAACCACCATCATCAAGTGACCATTGAACAGAACTTGTATCGTTTGTTGCTGTTACACCACCAATTGCACCAGTACCAGATGCACTTGTTAAGGTAACGATATCATCTTTCTGGTGAAACGCACCACCCTGTGTAATTTGAATCGATTGTAGTGGACCAGGACCAGCAAAGATAGTAGCGTAGACATCGTTGTTGCTTACAAGAGCAACTCTTTCGTTATCTTGGAATGTACCTACAATGTCAAGAAGATAGAGTTCATCAACAATAGCACCGCCAGAAATACCACCGACAATTCTATCTACCTTTGCAGTAGCACCAGATGTTAGTCCAGTAATATTTTCATTTGCAAACTGTGTAACTAATCCAACTCTCGGTACACCAAGGCGAATTGTATTTTCTTTAACCCAACGACCATCTGAAGCACGAAGAATATCTTCGCCTGGATAATAAAATTCAATCTCTTCGTTATAAAGCAGACGGAATAAAAGACGATAAGAGAGTTCAGACCCACGAGCACGATACATATCTTTAATATGCTTTGCAAGTTTCTTTCGGTCTGTAAGTGTAGCACGTGGTATTGAACCTAATACTTCACGATGAAAATACTCAAGATATTTGTCATACGTAGTATCAATGTCTTGATATTCTCGAAGATTCTTAGAAACCTCAATGACGTTGTTTGCTTGCTCGGTCCACTCATAATAAGCCTTCACAAACGCAACGAAGTTAGGACCATCGTCACGAGCAAATTGAGGAAACTGTTGCTCAACAAGCGTTGATATTTTCTTATCTGTAGACATTTAGTATACCAATGCAGGTGGATTGGATCCTGGAATTTCTGTTGTAACACCGCTTGTCGTTGCTGTAACTGTTGTAGCAGCAACTAATGTAGTAGCATCATCAATCAGTGTTACATTCGCTCCAGCAATAAGAAGAATTTGATTTCGGATAGCATTAACATCATCATCAGCAGAGTCAGCAAAAATACTGAGAGATGATCCAACAAATGCGCTCGGTAAGAAAGCGTTGATGGTCACAAGACCAGTTCTATAGTTCACTACACCAGCAGTTTCATTTGTATACACTCTTGTATTTGAACCAGTAATATAGTAAATACGAAGATTACCATTACCATCATCATCAAAATATGATGTATTACCTCGATATGTAAAGGCACTTGAACTAATCGCATATCGATGACCCGCATGTGGATTATGAAGAGCGTTACTAAATGATACGTTATATGTTGTAGAGTTTGTAAGACTTGGCACAAATCTCTTTTCAATTTGAATTGTAGTTAGGTTACTTACAATTGAAGAATCAGCGGCGTCGATTGCCTTTACAAACTGAGAATAACGGAATGTCTTATTATCAAACGTGCCAAGTTTTGTGCTCTCAAAGTTTGTAATAGCATTCAATACTTTTGTTTGAACCTGTGGTCCAGTCAATGTAGTTGTTTTTGAATCGTATCGAACTTCAACAGTTGGACGAATGTATAAGAATGTAGCATCAACAAACTCAGGGTCAATTGAAAGCACATTATATTTTTTGAGTTCAGTTGTGATTTCTGTTTTTCTCTGAGAAGAAATTGTATTACCAATCGTTGGTTTGATAGAAATGTATACCTTGCCATAGATTGGAGGATTGTTTTCTTCACCACCCCAAACGCTGATTGATTGAACATCACCGTTGTCACGAAGAATAAGACGTTTATAATCCTCGGCAAGAACAGCACGGTTCTGTGTTTCATAGTTCTTTGGTGCATTGAACTTAATCGATTCAATCGTTTCGTTATTTGCACCACCAGATGTAGCAGCATTGACTAAGGTTGTAAATGTAGAAGAACCACCAAGTGTTGATGGGCTTGTGAAAGAACTAATACCATTACCATCCGTACCATTACAGATTCGATAGTTAGCAATAACAATATTGCCATCGACAGGCGCTTGACCAATCACATCATCACCGAATGTGATTTCATATTGACTATCTTCAACTTCCTGTAAGAAGTACACTGCACTATTCGCTTGAACTTCAGTAATATCACTTGCAAGATTATATCGAACTGAACTTGCATCGGAAGATGAAGTCTGAACGTCAACAGTAATTGATGTTGTATCAACATTTTCGTTTGGAAGAATGTAACGAACAGGTGAGTTAGTATTTACTGTGAACCGATGAGTAACTGGACGACCTTCTGTGATTGTAATTGTACCAGAATAGTTATCAGTTGAAGAAAAAGAATATGCTTGTGGAGTAACAAACTTATACGCTTCACCATCAATTGTTGCAGAGAACTCAGAATCTTTTGCGACTGTGACTGAATCAGGAGCACCAGTTGGTGTGATTTCAACAGTAAGTGTTGTGCTTGCGCCACGAGCAGAGCGAGGAACGTAGTTTAACATCTTTGCTCGTGATACAACACTATCTCTTAGCAAAGCAGAGTCAAGAAACATCTCGTTACCGACCATACTTGTATAAAACGCATTTTGATATGTGTTGTATGCAAGAAGATCAAGCAACATACTGATTGTTGAGCCTTCAAAGTTATAGTCGGTAAACTCTGGCTTCGAAGCAATATAAGTCTTCATCGACTCCTTAATATTGTCGAAGTTGAGACTTGTTACATTGATTGCTGAATTAGCTGCCATCTATCGCACCCTGTCTAAAAGAACATTTACCGAGATTGGTTCAGAATTATTTCTCACACGGAATGTAATTGTTACGTTAATTGCATTTTGATCTTCAAAAAAATCTGTTACAATATCATCAATAATTGCTCTTGGTTCGTAGTTATCTAATGCCTGACGAATATTCGTTGAAATTTCATATTGTGTAATAGAATCCATATTTTCAAATAATTTAGAAAGAATATTACCACCAAGATTTGGACTATATGGTCGTTCATAAAAGTTAGTCAAAACAATATTCTTTACGCTCTGCTTTACTGCATCACGGTTTGTTAATGCTTTCACATTACCAGTGACTGGATGAGCAGTGAAACTCAGAGGAATATCTTTGAATACTGGTTCTTTAAGTTCAGGCATCTATCTTCTCTTTGTTTTTATTATTTATAATCAAAAACCAAGTAGTTTTGTAATACTACCACCAGAGGCTTCTCTTGATTTTTTAATATCTGCTTGCCATTCTTCATAAGAATTATACGAGTTGACACTAGGTTCTGACTCGACTACAACTTGTTCACCCGCAATAGTTACAGTTTCAATTGGTTTGTCTGCTGGAATAGATGGTTTTGGACAATCACTCTTTGAGATATCACTTTTAATAATAATTTTACCATCAGAATCTTCTTCAAACTCAACTGGTTTAAGTTTGTCAAGATTATCTAAATCAGTTTTCATTTCGGTAGCAGCAGCCGTCATGTCGATTTTAAGTCTTGAAATGATTCCCGGTAATGATTCTTTTGCTGCATTCGCTTCTTTACTTGCAGCACCAAATATACCAGCGATACCTTGTCTAAAGATTTCTGCATCTTTTTCAATATCCCCAGTACTTTCTGATGGTAACGCTGTAGTTGTAGTAGTTGTTCTTGAGAAAGATCCTGGTAAATCAGAAGCAGAACCACTAAATCCAGAGGGGACAACGTTTGCAAAATTACCACCCGTAACACCTGTGCCGCTACGAACAAAACCTTCGGGCAGCACAGTTGTACCACCAAGAGCAATTTCTCTCCCATTAATTACCTGAGCTTGTTCTAGTGGTGTAAGTTTTTTGATTAATTCATCATACTGTCTCTGCTTTACCTTCTTTTTCTTGGCAACAGTTTTGGCATAACTAATTTCAAGTTCTTCTTGACTTCTATTGCCTTCTGGTGTAAACACTTTTTGTAACGCACCAAATGCACTTGACATGGTAGATTGAATAGAAGATTCAATTGGAGTAACTTGAGTTGCTGCAACATTCTCATCATCAATACCGTCTGGTGCATCTTCCATCTCAAAATCATCTGCTTCGCCACCAGCGAGAGGAGTCGCATTACTTGGTACATTGAGACTAGCCGTGACATTAGTAACAGATTTAATTGTTTTGCCAGCGTTAATCGATGGGAACTTTGGTATATATGGTATGCCTAATGACTTTGCAACTTTTGTGGCGACATTCGGAGACAAATCATCAAGACCAATATTATTAATATTTGCTGCTGAGAAAGCAGCCTGAGCAGTTTGAGCAGCAGTTCCAGTAATTCCATCAAATGCGACTTTGCTAAACTTTTCGGTTACAACAGCTTTTACATTTGAGGCAATTCCAGCAGCTTCTCTTGCCTTTTCAACTTTATATTGTATAGGAAGTGTTGATTTCAATCCATCTATTTGTTGCAACTCTCCAAAATTTAATCCACCATTTCTTTCATCAGCGAGTGCATTTGCATATGCATTTGCAATGAGTTTTGATTTTGGAATCTCCAATTTATTTTTAAGTTCTTCTGGAGCAGGTGCAAGTTGTGAACCAACATCTCTAAACTTAATTTCACCTCCACCGATTACTTCTGGCAACGTCAATGATTCTGTTTTTGCAGGAGTAGGGATTGAATCAACTACTGGCGTAGCTAAACCCGACAACACAGATGTCACGGTATCAGTGAATGTTTTTACTGTTGGTTTTGCTTTTGAAACAACATCAACATCATCTAATATAACTTCATCATCACCGAATGCTTCTTCGTCAGGAAGAAGAGAAACAGCATCTGTTATTGGAGCGTCTGGAACATATGCTTTTGTTTTATATTCATAACCAATAATATCCCCAAACTCGTCATACTGTGGTTCTGCATCCATATTTGGAACTAACTTACATGG